GCCGGGCGGGAAACTGCCGAAACCGACTTGCAACCGTCATGACCCTTGGCACGCTATATGCAAGGGTGCGTCGTTTAGTGTCGTGGGAGGAAGAGACTCATGGCGTGGGCTGGGCGGCGCACCCCCCCTTTTAACTTCCATTCTCGGCAAGTTTAAATGGCCTCTGGACTCTTTATCGGACTTACGGAGTGCGAACTCCTAGACATCAAAGCCAAGGCGGTCTCCATGATCACCGAAGGTAAGACCCTGATGTCCTATTCCGACTCCGGCTCGTCCGCGTCGAAGCAGTTCGCCATGCCCCCGAAGGAGATGCTCGCCGAGGCTATGTTCGCCCTAAGCCGCCTCGACCCTTCGACCTACGGCGCTCGCCGCACGGTCATCTCGACCGACTGGCAGAACCGCCAGGACTAACTTTCCATGGCCATCAGCAAGAAGATTAAGACCGTCAGCCTGCGTCCCAAGCCGGTGACGCCTGCCCCGACCGCCCCGCAGCCGCAAGCCTCCTACGGCGATTGGCAGAGCATCGGCGTGACGCGTGCCCGCCGTGCGGCCTACGGCGCCGAACCGCGTGACCTTCGCCGTGACCTGACCCCTTACGACCGCCTGACGATGGTACGCAAGTGCCGCTGGGCCGAGCGTAACTCCGGGCTGTTCAAGCAAATCCTCGCGGACATCTGCCTCTACACCGTGGGCGACGGCATCAAGCCGCAGAGCCACGCGTCGACCCCTGAGATGCAGGAACGCTACGAGGCGTACTTCGCCGAGAAGGCCAAGCGCATCGACATCACGAACCGCTTTTCGTTCTACCAAGCTCAGTCCATCCTTCTCCGCGGCATGATCCGCGACGGTGATTCTTTCGCCGCTAAGGTGCGTAACGGCGCCGGTGAAGCCAAACTCCAGCTGATGGAAGCCCACCGCGTCGGCGACCCTCTCGAAGGCAAGGTGCCCGAGGGTATGCATGACGGCATCCAGTTCGGTCCGTATGGCGAATACATCGCCGTGAACATCTACCGCTCCGACGGCTCGTCCCGCCAGATCCTCGCCCAGTCGATGATGATGGTTGTCGACCAGGAGTATGCGTCCGGCGCTCGCGGCGTGCCCCTGCTGCAACATTCGGTCAACACGATCCAGGATGAAATGGAACTCCTAGCGCTGGAGAAACAGGCGTGTAAGGACAACGGTGACGTAAATCGTGTAATCACTAAGGCTGGTGGCGTCCTTGACTCAGACATGGCTGGAGAACTTGGGGCGACCAACGGCTCGTCGTACTCCAACCTAGCCAACACGATGGGCGGCAAATTGATTGTTCTCGAGCCCGGCGAGAGCATGACGTCCTTTCAGAGCAACCGCCCCAACGCCACCTTCACCGGCTTCCTTGCGGCTCTGGAACGCGACATCTCCCAGGGCGTGCTCCCTTACGAGTTCGTCGGCGACTCCTCCAAGCTGGGCGGAGCCACCGTCCGCCTCATCACTGCCAAGGCTGGCCGCGTCTTCTCGAAGTATCAGACCATCATGATCGAGAACTTCTGCGTCCCGACGTGGGGTTACATCATCGGCCAAGGCATCGCCGCCGGCGAATTGCCCGACGACCCGGACTGGAACCGCGTCTCTTGGACGACCCCGAAGTCTGTCACTGTCGACGCTGGCCGCGAAGCCGCTAACGACCGGGCCGACGTCGAGATGGGCCTGCTGTCCATGTCTGAGCTCTACGCCCAGCGCGGCCTAGACTTCCGCACCGAGATGGCCAAGCGGGCTTCCGACATGGTCCACATCAAGGACTTGGCCGAGCAATACGGCATCCCCTTCGAACTGCTTTTCCGTCCGTCCAACACCCCGGTCGGCACGATCAGCGGCGACGTCGAGGAAGGCCCGGAAGCCCCCGAGGCTGAACCCGAAGAGGACGACATGGAAGATGACGACTCCGACGTAACCCCCGACCAACCCGCTTCCTAATTTCATTATGCGTTTCCTCACCAACGGACTGTCGGGCCGCGAGCCCCTACTCATCGACCCGACCAAGGCGAAAGACCACGCGGTCCTAGCCGAGAAGTTCGGCTTCACGGATATGCTCGCGCAGCTCTTCGGCGTGGCCCCTAAGCCCTACGTCGTCGACGGCATCGGCATCATCCCGGTCGTCGGCGTGATCGGCAAGGGCCTGTCCCCTCTCGAAAAGATGATGGGCGCCGTGGACGTGAACGAAATCTCCGAGGCTCTGGACGCGTTCGCCGCCAGCCCCGATGTCGAGAAGGTCGCCCTGCAAATCTCTTCCCCTGGTGGCACGGTCACCGGCGTCGAGGAACTCGCCAACAAGGTCCGCAACTTCGGCAAGCCTACCCTTGCCTACACCGACTCCGAGATGGCGTCCGCCGCCTATTGGATTGGCTCCGCTGCCGACCGCGTCGTCGCCAGCCCGTCCTCCACCGTCGGCTCCATCGGCGTCTACATGGCCATCCCTGACTACTCAGAAGCCGCCAAGATGGCTGGTATCAAGATGGTCGTCATCAAGTCCGGCAAGTTCAAGGGCGCTGGCATCGAAGGCACGTCCCTCGACGAAGGCCAGCTCGGCAACCTCCAAGAGGGCGTCGACACGATCCACGCCGAGTTCAAGGAAGCCGTGAACATGAAGCGCAAGATGGTGAAGGCCGAGGCCATGGAAGGCCAGGTCTTCTCCGGCAAGCAGGCCGCCGCCCAGGGCTTGGTGACGGGCTTGGCCGACTCTTTCAACGACGCCCTGCGTTCGTTCTAATTCCATTAACCGCAAATCTAAGATGACCATCGAAGAGCAACTCCTCGCCGCCACCGCCGCCGTCTCTGGCCTCACCGCCGAACGCGACGACCTCCGCACCACTGTCGAGAAGATGACGGTCGGCGTCTCTGCCGAACTCGAAAGCCTCAAGGTCGAAGCCGCGTCCAAGGACGCCAAGCTCGCCGAACTGACCGCCGCCCTCGAAGTGGCTGTCAAGGAGTCCGAGTCCTTCAAGGCCCTCGTCGAGCAGCACGAGGCTACCAAGGTCAGCGCCTCCAAGGAAGCCGCCAAGATCGTGGCCTCCGTCGGCGTCTCCCCGGTCGAACTCAGCCCTGCGGACAGCAAGCCCAGCGCCGAAGCCGTTGACCACCTCGCGACCTTCATGTCCCTCCCGGTCGGCAGCAAGGAGCGTAATGACTACTTCGCCGCCAACAAGCACGCCATCATCAAGGCCTGCATCTAATTTCCCTCAACCCTCAATTATCCTAACACACCATGGCTAACTCCATCGCAAACGCCCCGGCCATCCTGGCCGAGTCCGTCATCGCTTCCCTCAAGGGCAAGCTCCCCGCCCTCCGTGCCTTCTCCAGCCTCTTCACCGCGGCTGAGTCCGGCGCTGGCAAGACCGTCCAGGTCCCCCTCATCGGTACCTCCACCGCGACCGAATTCGGTTCCGGCGGATATCTGACCCAGGACGACGCGACGATCACCGCCGCCAACGTCACCCTCAAGCACTTCAAGGTGTCGAGCCGCTTCTCGCCCCTCGACGTGAAGATGTATGGCGCTCAGTTCCTCTCGAACGCCTTCGTCCCGACCGCCGCCAACGCCCTCGCTGAAAAGTGCCTGGCTGAAATCGGCGCGCTCATCACCGTCGCGAACTTCGCTTCTGGCACGAACACCGGCGCCGCGCTGACCTACGCTGAAGTCGTCGCCTCCAAGGGCGTGCTCGACGCCGCCAACGCCGCTGAGCCCCGCGCGTTCATCCTGAACAGCACCTACGCCAACGGCCTCCTCGGTGACGCCACCATCATCGGTAACTCCGTCCTCGGTGCTGGCATCCTGACCTCCGGCCAGATCGGCACCCTCGCTGGCGCCTCGGTCTACCAGTGGAACAGCCTCCCGACGAACTCCCAGTCTCTGGCTGGTTTCGGTTGCGGCGCTGACGCCATCGCTTGCGCCTCGGCCCTGCCGATGTCCGAAATCCCGGGCTTCGAAGTCGCCAACGCTGTCGACGCCGACACCGGCCTCGGTGTCCAGGTCCTCATGGGCCAGGAGCAGTCCGGCTACTACAACGTCACCGCGACGATCCTGTTCGGTGCCGCTGTCGGTCGCGCCTCCTCGCTCAACCGCCTCACCACGGCCTAATCAGCCGCCGCAAGGCAAACCGAAAGGGCTCCGCAAGGGGCCCTTTTTTTGTGCCCCCTACCAATCCGGGCAAGTATAGGATGAGCCTCTACGGAACCGAGTTTCTCAATGACGCCAAAGAGATGGTGGCGGACTTCGGCGTGGCCGGGTCGGCCAACTCTGGGGCCATCACCTTCTCCTGCCTCATCTCCGACCCCGCCGTCTCGACCGTGCTCGAAGCAGGGGGGTATATGGAGCGGACCCAGTATACGGTCAGGCTCCCCGCTGTAACGGCCTCCTGGAGCCAGCCAGACGGCTCTACGGGGGCTTCGGCGGCCCTACTGTCGGCAGGGGTGCCCATCGCCTCCCTAGGCCAAGGCAAGAAGATCGTGGCCGGCGGGAAGACCGTCCGCATCACCAGCCAGACCTACAAGCCCGGGTCGGCATGGATCACGCTCGTCGTCATCGACGATAACCAGTAACAAGGCCGTGGTGTCGGTCAGCATCCCGCGGAAGTCGCTAGAAGAGTTTAAAGCCACACTTGATAGGGTGGCCAAAGAGATTGGCATGGACAGCCAGAGCGCCGCCACAAAGCAGGCTATGCTCTTATGCCAGGACTTGTCCGTCTTCACCCCCCCGATGGCAGCTGGTGGCGGGCAAGGTCTTTCCAACGCGGCCAAGAAAGCGGGCGAAGGCGCCGTGGCCGGAGACATCCGCAAAATCTTTGTGGCCGTAGGGGACCGAAACATCAACAGCCAGAAGGCCATTGTTTTCCAGAATCTGGCCCATGCCGCGCAGACGAACAACCGCGCGTCCTTTGATAAGATTATCAAGAAGTCTCGCATCGAGACCCTGCGTATCTCGCCGATCATGACGAAAATCCTGAACGACCAGAACTATGACCGGGCGTTCCTGAAGGCGAAGAACTACCTTAACCGCGTGCCGATTGCCGTAAGCGATTACGGAACGCAGGACTACGCCCGAGACCTGCGTGGTCATCACAACCGCGTTAAGGCTAAGTTTGGTGGACGCATCAAGCGAGGCCAGAAGATCGGCGTCCCTCGGCTCCTGGTTGAGTCAAAGCAAGAACTCGATGAGTATATCAGGGAACGCCAGATGGCCGTCGGGAAGACCAAGGCCGGATGGCTTCGGGCTTTGACGATGCTCAAGCCGCCTATGCAGTCCAACGTCGCAAGCGGACGCTTCGGCGCCAAGCTGCGGGACACGATGTGGGTGGCCCGTCACGGCGGCCTAGGCTCGGCCACGCAGACTTATACCGTCAAGGAGGTCTTCATCCAGATCAAGAACCTCCTCGGCAACGTCAACTACATCGCCGACGCGGCAGACACACTGACCCTTGCTCTAGGCAATCGGGATAAGATGATGCAGAAGGACCTTGAAAAGTTCATCGCCCGAACCGCCAAGAAGAACGGGATGTGATTACTTGTCCCCGCGAACTCGGACGAACACCGGGTGGCGGAGGGAACCGTTCGGGGTCTTCATCTGAAAATCTACCTCGGCGGTCTGGCCGATGAGCTGAGAGCGGTCGGCGAGCAGGGCGGTCCGGGTGGCGTTATCCATGCCGGTGCCGACATTGACCAGGCGGCGTCCGCAGCGCACGACGATATGGCCAGCCATCCCGGAGCACTTGCCCGTGCCTTCGACCACGTCCACGATCTCCGCGTCAGTGGTGTCGGCGTCCTTGACCTTGAGCCAAGCCCTGGAGCGGAGGCCGTGGGAGTAGGGGGCGGTGGTGTCCTTGACCATGGCACCTTCAAAGCCCTCGGAGGTAAAGCGGACAAAGGCTTCCTCTGGGGTGCAGGAGACGCTAGGGATGAGCAGGAGGGACGTAGGGTAGGACTGAGCGAACAAAGCCTCCAGCGAGGCACGGCGGGTGCTGTAATCGCCCTCCACGGAGGGAAGGTCGAACAGCCAGACGCGGGCATCGTCGGCGGACTGTTCCGAGCGCAGGGCACCGACCGAGGTGAAGAAGGACTTGCCGGACACGGCCTCGCCGTCGAGCAGCCAGACGCCGTCCTTGCCAGCCAGGAGGTCGAGGACCTCGTCGGCCAGATGGTCGAGGGAGGGCATCGGGTTTCCGTTGCGCGTCTCGAAGCGCACGACGCGGCGGGATAGGTCCGCAGTGATCAGGACGCGGAGGCCGTCGACCTTGGGCTCGCAGACATAGGACGCAGGCGTCTCACCAGCATACAGGCGGGCCAGCATAGGCCCACGGCGAACCTTGGGCGAACGGCGCTTGGGCTGACGCGGTACCGCATCCTCGAAGATGGCGAAGAAGGCGGCAAGTACTGGGTCCTGTTGGCAGAGCATCGGTGGAACTCCTGAAGCAAAAGCCTAGCCCCCTACCTCGTCAAGCCCCTTTCCCTCCCAAAGCGGGCAAAGGTACAATGGGCACTAAGAGCATCCGCCACATCGTAGAGGCCACCTTGGCCACCTACCTATCCACCCAGACCGGGCTGACTACCGTGGCCTTCCTGACGGGCGACAGCGCCGCGACCCAGACCCTGCCCAAGGCCGTGGTCCTCTGCGAGTCCGCCCGGAGCCCTGCCGACCTACCCGAGGGCGAAGGCAACTTCAGCTGCTCGGTCCGCATCACCCTATTCTCGAACGCCGACGACACGACCCTCGCCGATCACCGTGCCCGCTGCGCCGCCCTGTCCGGCAATATGCGCGACCTGACCAGCATCAAGGCGGCCTTCGTCACCTCGACCGACGCGGCCTGCTATGACGTCACGATGCAGTCCGAAGACGAGGGCATCGACGAGCGCTCCTGGGCGACTTCCTTCTCGTTTGACGTGCTGGTGGTCCTGCCTGCCTAAGCCAATTCCAAAGCCTGCAATTACAAATGGCCGCCATCTCAAACGGAACCACCTGTATCTACGGAGTCGCGGGTACTGTCACCAACCTCTTCGTCCAGAGCTACAGCCTCTCGTCCTCCTTTAACGCCGAGGCCACTGTGGTCGACGAGACGGGCCTGACCAAGACGCACCGCCTCGATGACCGCAAGAGCGAGATCACCATCGAAGGCATCGCCAAGACCTCGACCATGCCCATCCTCGGGGCCGCCCTTTCCTTCACGGTGAACACCGCCTCCGCCTATCCGGCTGGCTCTGCTTCCGTGTCCTTTGTCGGCACCATCACCAAGATCGACGACAAGGGCTCGAACAAGGGCTTCACCGCCGTCACGATCACGGCGATTGATTACGAAGGCATCACGCCTGCCTAATTGACACCCCCGAAAAGGGGGCAGTCTAGAGGACAGTGGATCGCCGCTTCCTTAACGCTCACGTCGACCCGGCTCCTTTCAGGATTCTGGGTCGAACTCTTTACCCATGGTGCCTCAAGTATCGGGTGCGCCTGATGGCCTTCGACTCCCCGCTGGTCACCGGCTCCCGCGGCGTCACCCCTGCGGACCTTATCTTTGCCTGCCAAGTATGCGCCGAGGAGCCGTTGGGCGACATCGGCTGGCGGGACCGAATCCGCATCCTTGTCCTTAACCGCAACTCGATACGCTTTGAGCGCCTGCTTAAAGCCTTCGCGGAATACATCCTGGTCCAGGACTGGCCGAAGTTTTGGGAGCAGACTAAGACTAAGTCAGGGGGCGGCGACAAGGGGGTGCCTTGGCCGCTAAGTATTGTCGCTAATTTAATTGCGTCAGGGGTGCCAGAGCAGCGGGCGTGGGAGATGCCTGAGTGCCAGGCCATCTGGCTGAACTCCGCCCTGGCCATCCGCAAGGGGGCCGACGTGGCGATCATGTCGCCCGAGGAAGAAGCCTTCATGGCCGAAGAGGAAGCCAAAGACAAAGAGGCAGCCGCGGCGGCTGCTTCCAATCCTGCAAAGGAAAGCACCCCTTGACATGGCCCAAGACCTGACAGTCAACATCAAGACGACCTCCGACGTCCCGCAGGCGATGGACAAGGCCAAGTCCGCCACCGTCTCTTTCTCCAAGCAGGTCGAGGACATCCAGAAGAAGTTTTCGACTAGCTTCAAAGACATCTTCCTAGGCTTCGCGGCCCCGATGGTCCTCATTCAGGGCGCGATCAGCGCCATCAGCGGAGCCATCGAAGATGCTAGGCGCAAGGCTCAGGAAGGTTTGGACCTGATGGCCAAGGGCGACAGCATGTTCTTCTCATCTCACGAAAAGCGCATGGCCGCTTTCTTCAAGGAACGCCAGGAGCGGGAAAGGGAAAGTGAATCAGCGAAGGCCGGACGAGCTGAAGTGACCAAACAATTCCTTACGCAGACCGAGGAAGGCAAGAAGTTGCGAAGGGAACTGATCAGCGAAAACCTTGGCAACTATCTCATCAACCCCCTGTTCACGACCAATATGTCGAAGCAGGAAGACGTGCAGAAACGTGCCTTCGACATCTGGTCCCAGTCGCCAGAAGGCAAGGCCGCGGCCCAATGGGAAGACACCCAGCGTAAGCAGAAGGAGGCCGCCGACCGCACCAAGAAAGAGGAAGAGGCCGCAAAGATTAAGACCCCGACGACCGTTCCAAAGGACAGCTTGACCATCCCTGGCTCAATCTCCGGCAACGTGATCGGCGTCGGCGCCAACCCGGTCGTGACTGCTCTTCAGGAACAGCAAGCCATCGCCAAGGCATCCTTGACTCAGCTTGAAATTATCGCCGCTCAGTTTGGCTACGCCGCCACCTACAAGGACGTCACTGCGTCAGGGGCTACGCCAAGCACTCCCGCCAACGCCTCGCCTTCCCGCGCCGCCCTTCTAACTAAGAAAAAATAACCATGGCTCTCGTCAAAAAAGGCAACGCCCTCACGACCAAGTTCGTCCAGCCGGGCGGATCGTACACGAACGACGGCTACGGCCTGATGACCGCCCGCGCGACTTACATCGTCGACAAGACGGTAGGCGGAACCGCCGTGGCCACCGGGCAAGTGCACCCCGAATACACCGACTTCTTCGTCCACAAGTTTACCTTGGCAAAGGGAGCCCTCGAAATCGACACCATCGAGGCCGAGTACGTCGGCATCCAGTCTGAGGTCGGTAGCCGCACCCGCCCGAACGTGACGGCCTCGCACGGATTGACCTCGGAGCACATCACTACGCACCCCAACTTCTTCGGCCCTAGTGGCATCGCCGGAAACGGCACGACCTTCGTCCGCTCGACCATCGTTGAAGGGGAATGGGTGGGCGGCTCCTTCGGCGCTCACTTCAAGGGCAACGCGACTAACGCCGGCGGATTCACTGGCTTCAAGGATTCCACCACCGCGGCAAGGCAGTACTACTACGGGAAGACGCACTACCTTTCCCCGATCACGTCCTTCTCTGGCACTATCTACACGAAACTCCTGACCGACGTGGCCGTCATCAAGGCCGCGGTCGGAAAGACCTCTGCGTCCAATTTTTTTGGCGTCGTAAAGCTTCTCCCTGACCACCTCGGAACCTCGTGGACTGAAACCGTCAAGGGTGGCTCCCGAAACACCATCATGCTGTCGCAGGCTTCCTTTGAGGACTATTGCGTCCCGTCCGGCTCTGACCCGAAGATCGTGAAGATTAACTACGAGATTAGGTTCAACCGCGAAGGCTACCCCGCCGAAGTCTACCCCACCGCATGAACATCCAACCCGGCGCAGGCTACGGCTTCAACTCCAGCGGCTACGGCATCAGCCTAGACACGTCCGAACCTTTCAAGGAAACGACCGCAGAGACCTACCAGCAGTTCCAATGCGTGGTCTTTGCTGAAGGAGAAGGCGCAGCGACCAAGTTCTTCCTGAAGACCTACAAGGGCGTCTGCAATTATACCTGGAGCCTGTTCCCGTTTAGGCCCGAAGATACGGGTGGCGGTGTCGGCGGCACTTTCTTCACTTCAGAGAAACAGGCACGCATCATCGACTGGGCGGTCTACGCCAACGGCACGCGCACGGCTGGCACGGCTACCGACGGCCCGGACTTCGAATGGATGGCGGGCAACGGCAAGATCGAACTGCCTGTCGGCGCATCGGGGAAGTCCGTCCTCGTCACCATCTCGAAGATTGATTGGTGGGACCAAGACGGATGGCACGCCGAACGTCGCACCATCGACGCCGAGAAGCCCTTTGTCGCGGTCTTCGACGCGGCGGACGTGAACATCGCACCTATCCTGCTTCAGCAGGGAGGCACACAATGGATTGCCAACTCCATCTATCAAAATGCCGGAAATGTTACTTTTAGCGGTCCGTACCCGATGAAAATCGGTTACACCTATAAGAAGATCGCTCAACTGGACTGGAACGATACCACCAACTCTTGGGACGTGACGCAGTATCTGGTCGGCCCCATCGACCTTCCGATCCAGCATTTTCTCCCTACTGTTTTTGTCGATGGCGCTATCGCTCCGACGCCTACCCTTTACGAAGTCGCCTTGGCGAATGAGTTCGAGTCATGCCTCAATTATGCCTGGTTCGAAGGGATGTGGGCCTACCCGGGCTACACGATGAACGCGTCCGACTGGTGGTACGACATCGTCAACGCCTGACCCTTCCAATCGGGGCAAGGTTAAGACCCGATGAGCTGCACTAATCAAGTAACCGTCTCGCAGGGTAACACCTTCGCCTGCACCTTTACCTGGACGCCCGGGGCGACGGGTCCGGCCAACCTCCTGACGACGACCATCAGCTCGTCCCTCGAAGACCGCCAGAGCAACGTCTACGCGATGACGGTGACCAAGGCCGGAGACGGCCTGTCCTTTACGGTGACCTACCCGGGCTCGACCGCTGACTGGGCGATCGGCCTCGGCAAGTGGGACATCAAGTTCGTCTTCCCGGGCTCGACCATCTCGCGCACCGAAATCTTCCGCGTCAACGTCATCGACTCCGTCACCGTCTAAGCCATGCCCGACGCGACGATCACCTCGACGGCTTCGACCTTCGGGACCATCTCGGGGGTATTCTCCGCTGACCAGTCCACCATCTCGGGCACCATCTCGGGCATCGTCCCTGGCACCCTGACGGGCTCGGTGGGCGTCCCCGGCCCTGCTGGAGCCCCTGGCGTAGGAGTCCCCGCTGGCGGCAGCTCGGGTCAGTACCTCCAGAAGACCTCGGGCGTCGATTACGCGACTGACTGGGTGACGGTCAACCTGACGGGCTTGGCGACCGAGTCTTGGGTGACCGCTGGATTCTATCCCCTGACGGGTAACCCCTCTTCGTTTCTGACGGCTTCGGCGCTGACGCCTTACCTGACCAGCGCCACGGCCAGCACCACTTACCAGACCCTCGCGGGAATGTCGGACTATCTGGCCAAGGCCGGGAATCTGGCAGGGCTGGCGAACACCTCCACGGCCCGCACGAACCTCGGCCTCGGTTCCCTGGCTGTCGTCAATGACGCCCCTTCGGACGGCTCGCAGTACGCCCGAAAGAACGGCGCTTGGGATGTGGTAACGACCACCCCCGACTACATCACCAGCGTCTCGTCGCCCCTGTCGGTCACTTCGGGGAACCTGACGATTGACCTGTCGGCCTACGCCCCGCTCGCCTCCCCCGCCTTCACGGGCAACCCGACCGCCCCGACGGCGACCTTCGGCGACAACGATACCTCCCTCGCGACGACCGCCTTCGTCCAGTCCGCTCTCGCTGGTGGCACGGCGGTCGCCCGCAACCTCGAGGTCGAAGTCCGCAACCAGTCCGGCTCGACAATCGCGGCTGGCTCCATCGTCTACATCTCCGGCGCCACCGGCAACAAGCCCCTGATCACGCTGGCCCAGGCTAACAACGACGCGAACTCCGCCCAAACCATCGGCTTCGTCAAGACGGCCATCGCCAACAACGGCACGGGCTACGTCATCGTCCGAGGCGAACTCGAGAACATCGACACTTCGGCGCTGACCGAAGGCGTGCAGTTGTATCTCTCCCCGACCACGGCCGGCACTTGGACGACGACCAAGCCGTCCGCCCCCCAGCACCTCGTCTACGTCGGCATCGTTATCCGTTCGCACCCGACCCTCGGCACTATCCTCGTTGCTGTCCAGAACGGCTACGAGCTGGACGAGCTGCACGACGTGGCCATCGGCACGCTGGCCAACAACAACCTCCTGGCTTACGAGTCCTCGACCGACCTCTGGAAGAACAAGACCTACTCGGCCCTCGGCCTGTTGACCTCGGCTGACGCGGCTAGCACCTACGCCCCCCTCGCCAGCCCCGCCCTGACGGGCAACGTCACGATCACGTCGAACTCGACGGGCGCGGCGCTCTTCATCGAGCAGGCTGGCACGGGCAACATCCTGACCCTGCACGACCAGGCTTCGGATACGAGCTTCGTCGCCATCGACCAGAACGGAAAGGTCAGCACCATCCCTTCGACCACGGCCAACGCGGGCTTCAACGTCGCGCACGGCGTAGCCCCGACCACCCCCGTCAACGGCGACGTCTGGACGACGACCACCGGCCTGTTCGCCCGCATCAACGCAGGTACGCAGCAGTACGCCGCTCTCGGGTCCAACAACACTTTCTCGAACGCCTCCAGCACCTACGGCAGCTCGACGGCCACGGGCACCATCAACCTCGCCTCAGGCGCGACCCTATCGGGCTCCACCAAGACCGTCAACATCGGCACGTCCGGCGTCGCCGGGTCCACGACCGCCGTGAACATCGGTTCGTCCGTCGCTGGTGCGACGAGCAGCATCACCCTGAACGGCGTCGCGATTGCTTCGGCGTCTACTACCTCTCGCCCCAGCCTTCGCATCCCGCACGGATCGGCGCCGACGACTCCGACTAACGGCGACCTCTGGACTGAGACGACTGGCATCTTCGTCCGCATCAACGGAGCAAGCCAGCAGCTCGTCCCGTTCACGGCGCTCTCGGCCTACGCCCCGCTCGCCTCCCCCGCCTTCACGGGCAACCCGACCGCGCCCACGGCCACCGTCGATACCAACACCACCCAGATTGCGACCACGGCCTACGTCGTCGGTCAGGCTGGTTCGGCTGCTCCCCTGGTCAACGGCACCGCCGCCGTCGGAACGTCCCTGCGCTACGCTCGTCAGGATCACGTCCACCCGACTGACACGAGCCGCGCCGCCTTGGCTTCCCCGGCCCTGACTGGCACGCCCACCGCGCCGACCGCTACCCCTGGCACGAATACCACGCAGATCGCGACGACGGCCTTCGTCACTGCCGCGGTCCCGGCCGCCGCTACCCATACGCAGGCCCTTCAGTTCAGTTCGACCTCGGCCTACACCAAGGTCATCGACGCATCCTCGCAGCTCATCGCTCCGTCCGTCCTTAAAGTCTGGCCGTCTCCGTCCAACTATAACGGAACGGCGACAAGTGGGGCAGGTGCTTCGGCTGTTCTTTATCTAACGGGATACGCTCTGACATCTCCTAGCGCCGGTGTGGCTGGCAACGCTCGTGCGTTCCATGGCAATATTTCCGGGGACTTGGCAGGGATGCTGTGGGGTGGTTCAAGCAACACTCAGATTAACTTCGGGCGTCGGGTGTCCATGGCTTTCCGTTTCTCACAGTTCCCTTCCAGCCAACACTCGGTCTCCCGCGTCTTGCTTGGTAAGATTCATGGAACGGCTGTCGGCGACCTGACATCTCGTGGCATCGGGGTCAAGTATGCCCCCACCGCCTCGACATTCGATTTCTACCTTCAAGTGCACAATGGTACGACGCTGACCAATGTCATTTCTTCTACGCAGTATGCAGGCGGCGTGGCTGACCTTGAGGTCGTTTCTGACGGCGCTGGCAACGCGACCCTTTACCTTAACGGCGCACAAGTGGCATCTACTACTGGAGCTCCGACTGCTCAGACTGCTGCAAACGCTACCGTCTTTGCTGAAATTGAGTCTACCGCTTCAACGGCCAACCAGCCCGCTGCCATAATCGGCCGACTCTACGTCAACTCCCTTAACTTCTGATGTATAAATACAAACTGACAGCCATCGGTTTTTACCCGGAGTTTGACCTGCTGTATAAGCAGATCTTCGGGGACGCCGTGCACGTCGAGAGCCTCGTCACCGGCAACGTGGCCATCTACGCTTTCGACACCCCCCAGACCCCCGCCGACCTCGGCCCTCTCGTCAAAGTCGAACTCCTTTCCTAACCATGATTATCGCCATCCTCTCATTCCTCGCTGGTCTGGTGACCGGCGCCCTCGTCTTCCGTAAGCACGCCGCCAAGGCGTCCGAACTCGAAGCCAAGGGCAAGTCCATCCTCGACGCCCTCAAGGGCAAGTAAGGCCGTGCGCTTGCTCCTAGTCATCGCCCTCGTGGCCCTGGCTGGGTGCAAGTCCAAGCCCGCCGACGCTCCCCTGCCCGTCCAGCCGCCGGCCCCGACCAAGCCTGACGCCGTCCAGACCCTAGGCAAAGACCTCGACAAGACGGATCACCGCGTAGGCGCTGCGCTCGTGGCCATCGAGAAGAACGCCGACAAGCCGAAGGTGGTCGTCGCGGAGTCTCGCCTAGCTCAGTCCTATCTGCCCCCGCCCCCCGAGGCGGACGTGGCCTTCGCCGTTGCCCGGGCTACCAAGGCCGACCCCATCGACTACGCCAAACAGATGGAGTTCGGACGCAAACTCGCCACCGCCGTAAACAAGGCGTGGGAGAAGCTAGAGGCCGACCAGAAGGAAGCCGCCCGCGTCTCGCAGCTGAAGGACGCCCGCATCGTCGAGCTGACGAAGGAGGTCGAGCGCGTGAAGAAGGACGCCTCCGCCCAGACATGGACGCTCGTCGGGGCCGGCCTCGCAGTGACCGGGGCCTTGTGCCTCGCCTTCCTAGGCCCCCGCATCGGTCTGCCCCTGCTCTTGTGCGGAGCCTTCTGCGGATCGGTGCCCTTCATAATCGACAGTCCCTGGTTCGAGTATGCGGCTGGGGCGACCATCGTCATCTCCTGCGGCCTCGGCCTCTGGTGGCTCGCTGACCGCGTTAGGGACTCGGTGAACAAGCCCTCTCCTTCCGATGAGCCGCCGAAAGAATAAGGGAGCCAAGGTCATCTGGCGCAAACTCGGCAAGGAGCGCGCTTGGGGTCAGGCCACCATCGGTGAGAACCTCATCGAGATAGACCCCCGCCTCGGTGCCAAGCGTCAGCTGGAAGTCCTCTGCCATGAGCAGATTCACCTGACCTTCCCCGAACTCAGTGAGCCCCAAGTCGACCGCGCCGGCAAAGACCTCGCCGCCCTGCTCTGGGCTCAGGACTACCGCCGCGTCCTCATCTCGCCCAACTCTAAGCCGCCCCGCATCTCGTGACCATCGAGACCTTCACGACCGTCTGCGTCCCAGGCATCGCCTCCCTCGCGTACTTCTCCGCAGGCATCGCCAACCTCTACGCCCGCAACTACGCCATGGCCATCATGTGGCTCTGCTACTCCGTGGCCAACGTCGCCCTTCTCTCGACCGTCCTCCGTAAATGAGCCCGCCCCCTCCGCCCATCGACCCCGAGTCCCTGCCGAAAGAGCTGAAGGACGGCATCGTCGCGTCAGTCCTTGGCGGCCTTGCCATGACGGCCCGCCTCCTGCTCTCGACCGAACCTGTGTCCCTGGGCTGGGTCGTGCGCCGTGTCCTTGCCGCCGCGATCACCGCGGCCTTGGTCGGCTACGGCATCCAAGACCACATCCAAAGCCCGGGCCTGCGGATGGCAGTCGTCGGTGCGGCCGGCTACGCGGCCCCCGAATGCCTGGACTACCTGATGAAATACATCAAGGCCCGCGGAGAGAAGGAAGTCGCCGCGGTCGTCGGCAAACCGAAACCCCATGGCAAAGGCAAAGCAGTCACCAAGCGGAAGCGGTAACCTTCTGCTGGCGGTCACGCTGCTGACGGCCTTCGCCGGAGTCTCGGCCCTGTCGTCGGCCTACATCGCCGGGTATGTCCTCGACCAGTTACAGTCGACTGATGCGCTCGTGCTTCTGATCGTAGACGGCCAAGGCCTGAAGTCCGACTCCGCCGACCTCGAGCGCAACATGAGCACGGCGACCTTGGCCCTGAAGTCCGTCCGCGACCTAGGCTGGGCCTTGGCCGTGGGGTGCCTAGGGGTGGGTATGGCGGTCTTCTTACGCTCCCGCCGTCAAAAGGCCTCCTAGGGCAAGCCAGAGGGGTCTATTGGGGTATCCCGTGCCTGACCTACGGCTGGCCTAGGGGTGCCATATCTTCCTGCGTAAAGGTGCTTGACGAATGCAAGACAGTCGGGCAAGGTGCTTTCCGTTCCACCAAACCCATGAACCTCATCAAGCTCCTCCTCCTCGCCGCCCTGATCGCCACGGTCATCGTCTTCTTCGCCGAAGGCCCTGACCTCCTGACCATCATCGACCAGCACTAAGACTTCCCACCCACACAAAACATGAGCACCCTAGGTATTATCAAAATCAGCGAACCCGAACGCCTCGAAACGGCCAAGGACATCGTCGTCGAGCACCGCGCCAAGGCCGGTTCCCGCGCGTCCTACGAACTGTACGGCCTCGACTACGGCTCCGGCAAGGTCCGCGTCACCCGCATCGACCACGCCCCCACGTCGGCCGACTTCAGCGCCTGCATCAATAAGAAGCGCATCGCCGTGCTCATCGACCGCCACAATATGGTCGTCGAGTTCCGCGGCGCATGGAAGTCCGACACCCAAGGCAAGGTCGTCGCGTACGAGTCCGAGCATCAGGCCGCCATCAACGCTGCTAAGTAATCTTCCCACCATGCCCAACGCCAACCACCCCTACGCCGAGACGCTGACCTTCGCCGGTCGCGTCATCCCCCTCAAGCGCCCGATGGCCGAATACGCCGCCCGACGCCTTCAGGCCATCCTCCCGCAGATCGCCGCGCTCAACTCCGCCGGCAAGACGCAGGGCGACGCCGCCGAAGCCCTCGGCACCACCGTCGGAACCCTCCGCTCCTGGCTGGACATCACCGGGACGCAGTGGGTCAACCTCAACAAGCGCGGTCCGTACCGCCGCCAGAAGTAAGACCATGCCTCTCGCAAACTTCGTCTTCACCGATAAGGTGACCTTCCTCGGTCGAGACATCCCGCTGCTAAAGCCCATCGCCCTGTTCAACGCCCGCCGGCTGGAGGCTCTGCTCCCGCAGATCGCGGCGCTGAACGCGGCCCGAATGAGCAAGGAGGCCGCCGCCAAGGTCTTGGGCGTGACCGGGCAGACTTTAGCAACATGGATTAATCTTACCCAGACGACTTGGCTTGGCAAAATCAACCAGCCCAAGTACCGAAACCCCGAGCGTCACCGGGCGAACGTCAAGGCGTGGAGGCTTCGCAACCTGGACAAGGTCAAGGCCATGAAGCGCGCTTACTATCTCCGCTGCAAGGCCCGCCGCTTCTCCCGCCCTACCTCCAATGCCTGACCCATCCCACCGCCCCTACCAACCCATGACCATCATCCGACCCGACTCCCTCCCCCGCCTCTGGTGGCTCTTCCCCTGGAGCGTCGCCCGTCAGCTGCACCGCAACTGCAACGCGCTGCGGGCTCTGGCCGACAAGACCGACGATGAGAACCGCCTGCTCCGTCAGGAGGTCACCCGGCTCTCCCACTCCCGCGAGCATTGGATCGCCAA